TGGAGGAATCACAGTTAGCCCATCCTACGCCTCGTAATTTTCTCGATGTATATGTTTCAAATTAGGGTGGGTTTATGCCCGCCCTTTTTTGTAAATTTGAAAGATGATTTACCTCGCCACAAATACCGCAGGACAAACGATCTACATGAATCTGGCCGAATCGCGCCCGTTTCTTCCGGCGTTCACGCACTATCTGTTCGTGTTTAAGTACGACGAGCATGGTGCGGGTGGTTCTCCGGTGGGCAAAGTGGCAACAATAGGATACGAAAATTGGCGCGTAACTGAGTTGACCTTATCCACGGTCGGCATTGAACTTACAGGCCGCTATTCATACGTTGTATACGGTCAAAATTCATCATCGAATACTGATCCTACAAACGCCACGGTACAGGGAATTGTCACGCAGGGAATGTGTATGATCTCCCGCGACATCGGTTACTACACCGCGCCACCAATAACCATCCCATCAAACGTGAATTATGAGTCCTGATAAGTCAAACATAGTGCGCGTGATGCTGAGTGATTACACTCCGGTCGCTGCCAATGAAAAAGAAGATCGCGGAGGTTGGGTGCGCTTTGGTGACAACAACCTGTTCCCTGAGTACCTTGAAGAAATGGCGGCGTCATCGCCCGTTCATGGCGCACTCTGCACGTCCATCTCACAAATGGTGGCCGGTGATGGCGTGGTTGGACTCAGTGAAATTCAGGCAAAGCAATTTGGGATCACGGATAAGTTCATCGACAAGACGGCGCGCGACCTGAAGATTCAAGGGTGGTACTGTTGGGAACTGAAGCCTTCAATTTCCGGCGAAGGTATTGTAAAGATCGAACACTTACCCATTACGCAGGTGCGCCTTGCGAAGTCCGACGACGACGACGAAATAACAGGCGTGTATTATTGCCGCGATTGGAGCAATCAAAGAAAATACAAGCCTGTTTTCATTCCCCTTTGGAATGGTCGGCCGGCGACTGAAACAGACGCTGAAGGTAACGCAATCCCACGCACCTCTGCCTATGTTTCATTCTTGAATGATCCCGCGGCGAAGTATTATGGTATGCCTGATTACTGGCCGTCAATCAATGCGATTGAACTCAGCCGCCAGATCGGTATCTACCACGTCAATAATATTCTCAACGGCCTGTTCCCTGCGTTCATTGTGAACTTTTTGAACGGTATCCCTGATCCCGATGAGAAGGCGAAAATCATACAGGAATGGGAACGTCACGCGTCCGGCGCACGTAACGCGGGTAAAGCGTTCTTCACGTTTGGAGATCCCGGCACAGTCGCCCCACAGATCACGACATTCCCCATCTCAGACGCTGACAAACAGTATCAATTCCTGAGCGAAGAATCTACACGCCTCATCATGGTAGGTCACCGCGTTGTATCTCCGTTGTTATTTGGTATTCGTGATACGGGCGGCGGGCTTGGTAGCAACTCCGACGAACTACGTCAGGCACTTGCGATCTTCACGGCCTACACGATTAAGCCGATGCAACAGAATATCGTGGAAGGATTGGAAGAAGTGACAAAGATTACAGGACTTTCCATCAAACCTTACGCGCTCGAAATCTTGGGCGGCGATCCTGCACCTGCGGGTGAACTTTTGGAACTCGAAAAAAAAAAGCCGGAACTGAATCAGGCGGATGCGGATGCGTGGCTTAATAAGCTGCGCGATGCGGGCGAAACCATCGACCTTGAAGAATGGGAACTGGTTCATGAAGACGAGGCCGGAGATCACGCCACAGAATCAGACCTGAATGAGAAATATCGCGGGTTAGAGTTGTCCCTTGAATCCTACGCGAATGGGGATGAGAAGTCAGCGCACGGTGATGCCGGACTTTACAAGTTGCGCTACGCATACTCACAGAATCTTTCAGCAGACAGCCGCCCGTTCTGCGTTGAAATGGTCGGGCTATCACAGGCCGGAAAAGTTTACAGGTACGAAGACATTCAGGCGATGGGTGATGCCGGAGAGAACGGTCAATTTGCGCCGGAAGGATCATCGACCTACGACATATTCCTGTGGAAAGGCGGCGCGTTCTGTCATCATTTTTGGAAGCGTCAAATCTACTTGCGTAAACGCGCGGCAAATGGGCGCATCCTTCCCAATGACGGGCTGAAGAACGATAAGCGCGTAGGTAACGTGCCATTCGTGCCACAGAAAGGAAGAGAAGGCGTTGCGCCGATCAACACACCAACACGCGGATCAATCAAATACGGATAAACAATGGCACTACCTCCTAAAATACTCCTTCTAACGGTCGAATACATCAAGGCTTATTCGCCTATCAATTCCGCCGTGGATGCAAATCTTCTCTATCCATCCGTCTATGTGGCGCAGGATATGCAGATAGCCCCGTGGTTAGGCGATGCTCTTTACGCAAAGATCAAAGAAGACGTGGGCGATCAGACAATCACAGGCGTGTACGAAACACTCTTGGATGAATACATTCGCCCTGCGCTTCTGTGGTACGTCATTCTCGAAGCACTTCCGGCCCTGACGTTCAAGATTGACAACGGATCAATCGTGCAACGCCTATCCGACGACACATCGCCCGCAGGTAATGACGTTATGAAAGAGATGAGGATGAACGCCTTGCAGAAAGCAGAATACTACGGCATCCGCCTCGGTGAATACCTGTGCGCAAACTCTGCAAGTTATCCTGAGTATTCTGCAAACGTCAGCCCGCAGCGATGCCCGCGCAGTCCGTTTAAGACAACGCTCAACTATGGATTCTCGCGTAGCGCATCGGCAACCGCGCTCAACTATCCGATCAAACGAGTAAGTCAATTACCATGACGCCCAAACAGAAAGAGACGCGCCGTGTGTATCTTGCGGCGATTACTAAGTACATAAACCAAAAGCGTAAAAATGGCAACACTAAGCCTAAAGAAAAATGACAAGTTCACTATCCTGACTTCAGGATTCAATTTGTTCATCGCGAAGACCGCGACACCTGCCGTCTCGCCTTTTGTCCTCACGCCTCCGGGCGCACCTATCACCCCCGGTATTGAGTATTGGGAAATGACGGGCGATGAGGAGGTCACCACGGACGAGACGCAATCAATCACGGATGGAAATCCTATCAACTATCCTAAGTTGGTGGGTCAACGTCCGGCAAAGGCAAGGAGGTCAAAATGAAAAGATTGCCCGCGCATTTGGTTACGCTTACGCTCATCGCGTGGGTAGCCGCTTATTTGGGTGTAGGCGCGTTTGGTGACAAGTACTGGTTTGTGCTTGATGCCATCGGAAAGTTGTCACTATCCATCGCGATAGCTATTGTGATTAAAGGCTATTACGCCCAAACAATCGCCAACTCAATGACCGTCCTCGCGGCATCGAATCTGGTGGACGAACTGTTTTTTAATCCGGAATCTACCGGACTGAACGAATACATATTTGGTCTATTGGTTTTGATTTACACGGGTTACAAAATAGTCACGATGTATGCACTTCCCTCAAAACGAAATACATGAATTCATCGCGCGTAGCGGCACATGGATTCTCGCGATTGGTATCGGTATCATCGCCAAAATCTCCACCGAACTTATGATGAAGCGAAAAGTGTCATTCATTCAATGGATTGCCATCGTCGGTATCTCGATCTTTTTCGGATACCTTTCCGCCGTGTGGTGCGATCAGAACGGATGGGTTAGTCAGGGGCGTTATATCGTGCCCGTGGTTACACTCATGGGCGAGAAGATAGTTATTTACATGGCGGCAAACTATCAGCGCATTGGCGATGCCTTACTTTCAATCTTTACAAAGAAGAAATGAGCGACGAAAAGAAACCACGCCGGAAGTTTAACGAAACGGGCCTCGGTCAATTCCTGAAGGAGAAAGTGAAACCCATCCTCGGTGATGTGGTCGATCTTGCCGGAGACATTACCGGAATCGAAATCCTCAACAAAGTCGGCGACAAGCTCAACGAGAAGCGCGATGGTGATGCCGCGATTGCCGCACTTGCCTCTGAATTTGAGATGAAGCGTTTCGAGTGGCAAATGGAGCTTGACAAGATGGATAACGAGTACCGGATGGAATTACTTCGCACGGAGATGGAAGTATTCAAAACTGAGGTACAGGATAGGGAATCTGCACGGTCGCGAGAGATTCAATTCATGCAAGCCAATGGAGGGAAACGCGATTGGCTCATGGGTTCAGTCGTCATCACAGGTCTTCTCATGGTCGTCGGCGTGGTGACTGTTCTTGTATTCGTTCAGATACCGGAAGGAAATCAACGCCTCGCCGATATGTCTTTCGGTACGATTATGACCTTCGGCGCGTCCGTGTTTTCATACTACCTCGGAACAACCAAAAGTTCGAAGGCGAAGGATGAGACGATTAAGCGAATGACATGAAGCGTATCCCAATAACAGACAACTTTCACCTGGATGAATTCATAGACCCCGCCACCTATTCAGCGCGCGGCGCAAAGTCCATTGAGTTAATGGATATGAGGATCATCCTCGCCATTCAGCATTTGCGCGACCTCACCGGAAAGCCGATCACAGTCAATAACTGGCACAAACGCGGGTCACTTTCCCTGCGCGGCTATCGTCCCGAAGGAACACGCACAGGGGCAAGGTGGTCACAGCACAAGCACGGGCGCGCCATTGATTTCAACATTGAGGGAATGACAACACGGGAGGTTCACGCGCTTATCCTTCAGCACGAACAGTTCTTCGTGGAACGTCAATGGATCACCGTAATCGAAAGGGCTGATGATAGCCCGCGATGGATTCACATCGACTGTCGGTACACCGGAGAGGGTAAGATCAGATTTGTGAGCGCATAAAAAACCCCCGACCATTTCTGATCGGGGGCTAATACTAAAGGAAGTGTCGCGGTTTCCCGTGCGCGTACCCTACACTCATTAGAGATTCAAGTGCTTCTCCCTTTAATGGGCGGGGATTCCTTTGCTCCCGCCAGCCAACAATTAAGCGTGTGCCGTACTTATTTTTCGGGCTAATCTGGTAACCTGTCGGACCAACTTGAAATCCCCATATATCTTCGGGAGGGTAGAATTGAATAGCTGCGTAATTATACTCACGGTACAACCTTTAGTCCCGCTTTCGCCTACAAGTAGCGTAAAGGTCTTTCGGACGCTACTGCATTCAATACAACACCTCCCTAAGTCGATTATCTATTCAAAGAACTATGCACAAATGTACACTATCTACTACTCCCAACGCTATACTTCCCGTAATTTGGAAACAGTTCAAAGAAGCACCGCATCATTATCATATCCGAAATGTCAGGACTGATACCATGCGCGGCCTTGATTTCATCCTTTCCCGTCACGGCTAACTTGCCGTCCTTATCGACATTCTTCCGGCGCACCATGTCTAACTCCTTCACTATCTCATCGCGCAGGGCGTCAAGTGTAGGCCCAATAAATGTCAGCCTGTTTTGCTCAATCAGTTCGGCTAATTTGTAGTAGCACTCAGCCTTCAGGTTGACGTACCGATCAGGCTTCGTGGCGCGTGATCCGTTGATAAAGCCGCGACATTTTAGGCCATCGACTACTCCGCCGCCGACCCCATCCTCATCAGCGATCACATTTGACAACTTGACCCCATGCGCCGTGGCAATCTCGCGTATCTTACTGACTACCTGCGTCACATCTGCGCGCCGGAGGATTTCAACGCGAGTTAATGTCAGGCCTTCCCACACGCCAATGACCGTCCTATCCTTACCAAAGCGCGCAACGTCAGCGGTTATGTACTTTTCTCCCGTGAGTAGTTCGTTTCTGAAGCATCTGATAACATCGTCGGTGTTGAAGATGCGATCGATGCTCTCATCATAATCCCAATCGCCATCGCGGAGACGTTTGCGATCTTGTTCGGGGAGGCGGGATAGCGTGTCGAGGTACGATTCATCAAGATGTGAGTTCTCGCCTGGAAGCGCGGGGACAAATACCTTATGCGCGGGCAACGTGCCATCCTTCCACGGCTTGTAATAGTCATTGTATAGCCATC